AGGTAATGCTATCAAACCCAGGCGGTAATGCTACGGTTGTAGGCTCTTATACCGTTAATTACGCTATTACAGGGGTGGATTCATCAACCTTTATTCATGTAAATTTGTTTAAAAACAGGCTCTTTTATACCCAAAAGAACACCATGAAAATATGGTATTTGCCTGTTAATTCGGTATCTGGCGCTGCTTCTGCTTTAGATTTTGGTGGTATTGCCCGTAACGGTGGTTTCCTTCAGGCGATGGGAACATGGACTATTGATGCTGGTCAAGGCGCAGATGACTATGCTGTATTTGTCACCAATATGGGTGAAGTTATTGTTTATAACGGCACAGACCCATCATCTGCCGACACTTGGGCGCTTAAAGGCGTATGGCAATTAGGTTATATTTTTACCCGTAGATGCTTTTTAAAATGGGCTGGTGATTTATTACTTCTTACTCAAGATGGTTTAGTCCCCCTAGCTTCAGCACTTCAATCTAGTCGTTTAGACCCTAGGGTTAATATTACCGATAAGATTTACTACGCTATTTCTCAAGCTGCAACCCTTTATTCCACTAATTTTGGTTGGCAAATTGCCTACTACGCTAGTGAAAATATGTTGATGATTAACATTCCATCAACAACGGGAACAGAACAATACTGTATGCACACTATCTCTAGGGCTTGGTGTAGCTTTACAGACATTAGCGCTAATTGCTGGGAATTAAGCAACGATGTGATGTATTTTGGTAGCACAGGTTATGTCGGTCGATTCTGGGACTCTTACTCAGATAACGGCAACAACATTAGTGGCGAAGTTCAGCAGGCTTACTCTTATTTTGATGCCAGAGGGCAATTAAAGCGCTTTACTTTAGTACGGCCTATCTTTCAAACAGATAATGGCGTACCAAGCGTTTTATGCGGTGTAAACACCGATTTTGCGGTACAAAATGACCTTGGTGCGGTTAGTTTTAACGCTATTAATACAACCACAGGTACATGGGATAACGCTGTTTGGGATACAAATGTCTGGGGTGGAAACCTCAGTATTACTAAGAATTGGCAAGGCGTTACAGGATTAGGCTTTTCTGGCGGCATTGTAATGAAGGTTGTATCTCAAGGAATTGATGTTCATTGGGCTAGTTCGGACTATGTAATGGAGCGAGGTGGAGTTCTTTGAGAAAAGTTGTTACTGATAATCAACCTCATTTAAGGGGGTGGATTACAGGGGTTTTAGGTATGCAATTTAGCCCTTATGCAACATTTATAGGGCAAGAAATAGATGGAGAAGTAAAGGCGGTAGTGGCTTTTGACAATATTTTAGATAAATCCTGCCAAATGCATACAGCCGCCATAGTACCGAATTGGATTAATAAAGATTTATTGTGGGCGTGTTTTGATTATCCCTTTAATAAACTAGGGGTTAAGGTTATACTAGCGTCAGTAGCTTCTACGAATAAAGAAGCCTTAAAGTTAGACCGACACCTTGGTTTTGTAGATAAAGCGTATATCGAAGATGCCCATATGGATGGGGATTTAGTTATATTAGCAATGAGGCGTGAAAATTGTCGATGGCTCGGCATTAAAGCGCCCTTACAAGGAGCATGATATGGGTGGCGGTGGCGGAATTTTAAGTCCTATTACAAACGCAGTATTTGGTACACCTAAAACGGTGGATACGCCAAATTATTCTAATGCAGCGCAACAAACTGCTGCTGGAAACTTAGCCAATGCTCAAGCAACTACTCAGGCTAATCGAGTAAATCAAAATACTCCTTATGGTAGCTTGAATTATGTTCAAGGAACAGATGCTAATGGAAACCCTATTTGGACTGCTAATCAAACAGCAGCACCTCAACTTGGTTCAGCTATTAATGCTAATTTAGGTAATTTAGCCAATACTTATAGCCAAGGTTTTCAAGGCCCAGCACAATATCAACCTGTTCAAGCTCAATCTTTTACCACAGGTGGTGATTTACCTAGTATTGGATTTTATGGTTCTAGACTAAATGCTCAACAATTAGACCCAAATGCTTTAAAAGCATTACCCCAATACGATGTAAATACCCAAATTAATCAGGCTGCATTACCTACTTATGGAATAAACCCAGGACAATCTTACACCGATGCAATTATGCAACGGTTACAACCCACATTACAACGCCAAAGTTCTTCTAGTGATGTTCAGTTAGCAAACCAAGGCATTATGCCTGGCTCAGAAGCCTACAAAACAGCTAAAACTTTGTTGGCACAAAATCAAAATGATGCTTTAACAAGCGCTATTGTTGGCGGTATGCAAACAGGACTGCAAGCTAATCAACAAGCATATGGTCAACAAGCTGGGCAAATTGGGCTTAATTTACAAGGCCAAGGTCAAAACTTTGGGCAAGGTATTGCTGGTAATCAACAATATATGGGTGCTAATCAACAGGCTTATCAACAACAATTAGCCAATCAACAATTAGGTATTCAAGCTCAAAATCAAGCATTTAATCAAGCAATGGCTCAAAACCAATATGGTTTAGGTGCTCAAAATCAAGCGTTTAATCAAGGCGTAACTCAATACAATATGCCATTGGCAACTGCTCAAGGATTACAAAACTTAGCTTCACCAAGTAATTATGTAAATCCTTATAACCAACAAATGACTGGTGGCCCTGATTACACTAGCTCAATGATGGCTGCAAACCAATCTAATCAAGCTAATGCTAATGCTCAAAATGCTCAAAATAACGCAATGATGGGTGGTTTGTTTAGTTTAGGTGGTGCTTTGGGTGGCGCTGCAATTAAAAAATACGGTTAAGGAATAATATGGCAGATACAGCAAATCCAGAATTATTAGGCTTAGACCGCCAAAGAGCATTGGCTCAAATGTTATTAAAGCAAGGCATGGAATCGCCCCAAGGACAAATGATTAGTAATCGTTATGTTGGCGCTAGTCCTTGGCAATATATTGGTAATTTAGCTCAACAATTAATGGCTCATAAAGAATTAAAAGACATTGATACTGAACAACTTGCATTAATTAAAAAATTGCGTGAACAAGAAGGTACAGACCTTGCTAAGTTTTCAGAATTGCAATACGGCTCACAAGGGCAAGCTGGAGTTCCTGCATTAACTCAACAAGGGCCAACACAAACAGGTGGAAATATTCCTGTTCAACCTGCTATTCCCGCTATTTCTGGCGTTGCACCTGACCCAATGGCTGCTTATCAATTTGCCGCTAAATCACAAAGCCCATTAGTTCGCTCACAATTAGCAGAAATGCTTAAAGGACAAAAACTAGGTGAAGGCGAAGTTTATCAACGCTACAACCCATCAACGGGAAAAATGGAAGTAACAGGACAAGGCGCACCAAAATATCATCCTCCTATTTCCATTGATACAGGCAATTCAACTATATTGCTTGACCCAATGACTAAACAAAAAATAGCCGAATATCCTAAAGCGCATCAACCTGTAGCTGGTCAAGTATTTGAAGGTGAAAATGGCCCAATGTTAATTGACACTAGAACAGGTCAAGCCAAACCAATTATGGCTGGTGGACAACCTTTGGCTGGTGGAAAACCATTAACTGAAGCCCAAGGCAATGCAACCGCTTTTGGTATTCGCATGAAAGAATCTAACGCATTATTAAATGATTTAGAAAGTAAAGGCGTAACCAATACAGGCGTTACTAGGTCTGTTGTTTCTGGTGTTGCTGGAATGACTCCATTTATGGGTGAAAAATTACAACAAGGTGTTTCATCGGCAATGAATGTATTGCCAGGCGTTTTAGGTGGCCCAAGCGCAGAACAGCAACAAGTAGATGCTGCTCGTAAAAACTTTGTAACTGCGGTGTTGCGTAAGGAATCTGGCGCTGCCATTTCACCATCAGAGTTTTACACCGAATCTCAAAAGTATTTTCCACAAGTGGGTGATAGTGCAGAAGTTATTAAACAAAAAAGCCATGCTAGAGAAACTGCCATTAAAGCAATGGAAATTCAAGCTGGTACTGCTGGCACAAAGAAAATTGAGCAATTTGGAGCGCCTCAAACACCAATGTATGCAACCGATGGCAAAACTCGCATTATGTCTACTGACGGTGGCAAAAATTGGCAACCTGTTGGAGCTAAATAATGGCGTTACCTGCTGGATTTCAACTAGAAGAACAATCTAATTTGCCTGCTGGTTTTCAATTAGAACAACCAGAGCAAAAACGCTCTATGGCTGATTATGTCAAAGCATTGTATGAAGTGCCTACTGCCGCTATTAGAAGCGTTACAGACCCTATATTGTCTAGCGCATATGGGGTAGCAGCTAGTATTCCTGAAGCTATTTCTACGGGTCAACCGCCAGCACCTATTGGTCAGCGTATTGCTGCAGAAATGCAACAAAAGATGCAATATCAGCCCACATCACCTGTATCTCAAAATATTTTAGGTGCGGTTGGCGGGGCTGTTGAATCAGCAAAAATACCTCCTTATTTGGGTAATATTGGCATGATTCCATCAATGGCTAAAGCGGCTCAAGTAAGTAAGCCATTTATTCAAGAAGCAATGTCTAGTATGCCTACATTGGCTAGCGCATTAAGAAAAGAAGCCCCTATGGTGGGCGTGGGAGCTGCAGAAGTACCCCAAGCAGTTACCAGAACTCAAATAGCTGAACAATTAAGGATTCCTGTAAGACTAAGCAAAGGTCAAGCTACCAAAGAATTAGGACAACAACAATTTGAAATTGAAACCGCTAAAAATTACCCTGAAACTGCTGGCAAAGCGCTTATTGCCGAACAAGCCACTAGAAATGAAAATTTATTACAAAACTTTGATGCTTTTGTAGACGCTACAGGTAAAGAAACCTATGGTTTGCGGGAAACTGGCAGAGTAGTTGATAAAGCCTTAGTTAATAGTGCAAATAAAGCTAAAAAAGAAATTAATGCTGCTTATGAATTAGCTAAAAGCGAAGGCCAACTTCAAGAACCTGTATCTTATGCGCCATTAAAACAATATATTGACAGTCAAACACCCACAGTTAAGCGTAAATTAGCCCCAATTCTAAGTGCTGTAGATGAAGAATTAGCTAAAAATGACCCTAATAAAACAGGCACATTGCCTATTAATTCGCTTGAAGATATATACAAGTTTATTAATATGCACTATGAACCTGGCACTCCTGCAGCCCTTCATGCCAAAGAAATGAAAAATTTGATTAATGCTTCTACTACTGGAAAAGGTGGTGAATTATATCAACTGGCTAAACAGTTACGCCAAGATTATTCTAAAAAGTTTGAAGATTCTGCTTTTGTAGATAAATTACTTAGAAACAAGCCGGGCACTACAGACCGAGCAGTAGCTTTTGAAGATGTATTTAAGCACAGCATTTTAGATGGTTCATTAGATGATGTTCGCAATGTTGGCTATGCACTTAAAAAAGCAGGTCCAGAAGGTTCTAAGGCTTGGAAAGAACTTCAAGGTCAAACTGTTGAACATTTAAAAGACAAAGTAACTCAATCCATTGATGTTGATTCTTTTGGCAACCCTGTAGTTTCTCCCGCTAAATTTAAGTCAGCTATTAGAGAATTAGACCAAGACGGTAAATTAGATTACATTTTAGGTAAATCTGGCGCACAAGAAGTTAGAAATTTGTTAGAAACTACCATAAATGTTAATGCCCCATTAAAAGGTGCTGCTAACTATTCCAATACTTCTAGTGCTTTAATTCGTGCTTTAGACAAAATTAATACTTCTCCAATTAGTAGGATTCCTGTAGTTGGTTCTTTGACCAAATATAGCTTTGAAAAAGCCACAGAAAACGCATTAAACAAAAAGGTTCAAGAATCAATTAACTATAATCCTCTGGCAAATGCCCTAAGGAAAGGAAAATAATATGTCACGCAATGGTTCAGGTACTTATTCGTTACCAGCAGGTAACCCAGTAGTCACAGGGACTACTATATCGTCTACATGGGCTAATTCAACCCTTACAGACATTGCTAATACTTTGACAGGTTCATTGGCTTCAGATGGGCAGACTACTGCTACAGGCAATCTTAATTTAGGCACTAATAAGATTACTAATATGGCTGATGGAACGGCATCAACTGATGCTGCTTCAGTAAATCAAGTAACTGCTGCAGTTGCAATTACGGGTGGCACAATTAATGGCACTACCATAGGTGCTACAACCCCGTCTACAGGTGAATTTACTCGTTTAGTTATTGATAATTTTGCCAAAGAAAAAGTAACAATTACTGCTTCTGCCCCAGCATCTACAACTAATTTTGATGTGGTAACTCAAGCTGTTCAAACCTACACAAGCAATGCTACAACCAACTTTACAGTTAATGTACGAGGTAATTCAACCACTACACTAGATAGTTTAATGTCTGTTGGAGATAGCATAACGATTGCTTTATTTGTGGTTTGTGGGGCAACTGCTTATTACCCTACAGTATTTCAAATTGATGGCAGTACCATAACCCCAAAATGGCAAGGTGCTTCTGCTCCTGTGGCTGGTTATTCTAACTCTACCAATGTATATACCGCTAATATTCTTAAAACGGCAAGCGCTACTTATACGGTTCTTGTTTCTCAAACTCAGTTCGCATAATGCCAGTTCTTCAAACCAGAGGTTCTTTTGCTGCTAAAGCTGTAGGGTTTACTAATGTAGGCCCTTTGCCTATTTCATACTTAATTGTGGCAGGCGGTGGCGGTGGCGGCTGTAATACAGGATACGGAGGCGCTGGAGGCGGGGGTGCGGGTGGTTTACTAGCCTCAACTGCAACTTTAGTTACTGGAAACATTTATACAATTACTGTAGGTAATGGCGGTGCTGGTGGAACAGGTCAAAGTTCAGGAAGTATAGGTGGTAATTCGTCTATTTCTTCTATTGCAACAGCAACAGGTGGTGGCGCAGGCGGTGGAATTAATGCGCCTGGAGGCACAGGAGGTAGCGGAGGTGGTGCGGGTGCTGATGCTGGCGGTGGTAATGAAGGTACTGTAGCAGGCGGTAGTGGAACTGCAGGTCAAGGCAATGCAGGTGGTGGTGGTCGTAGCCATTCTTTTCCTGGTGATGGTGGAGGCGGTGGAGGTGCAGGCGCAGCAGGAACTACTGCTGTTGATTACGCTCCTGGTGCTGGTGGCGCTGGTTTAGCCTCATCAATTACAGGCAGCAGCGTTACCTATGCAGGTGGCGGTGGCGCAGCAGGTTACGCAAATGGCAGTCCTCAAGGCGCAAGCGGAGGTTCTGGCGGTGGTGGTGCTGGCGGTTACACTTCAGCTACAGCAGGTACAAATGGATTAGGCGGTGGCGGTGGTGCGTGTACTAATGGTAACGGTGCGGCTGGCGGTTCAGGTATTGTTATTATTTCTTATCGTTCTGCTGCTCAAAGAAGCACAGGCGGTACAGTAACTTCTTATTCATCAGGCGGTTCGCTTTATTTTGTTCATACTTTTACTTCTAGTTCAACTTTTAGGGCTTAATCATGTTTATTATCGAATGGATGTTTGACAAAATCGGTTACAAAAAGAAATCTTCTTTTGCATGGACTTTTCCTGCCCCTAAAGCGCCTGCTAAAAAAGCAGCTAAAAAAACAATTAAAAAGCCTACCCGAAAGAAATGAAATGGCAGATACTCGCTTAGAACTTACTGATGAGCAACTAGAAGATTTAGTTGAAAAAGTCACCGAAAGAGTAGTTAAAAACCTTTATACATCGGTAGGCGAAACAGTTGTTAAAAGACTGTTTTGGGCGGTTGGAATCATTGTTGTAAGTTTATTGGTCTGGTTAGGCGGTAGCGGTCATATAGTCAAATGAGGCGTAAAAAACCCATGCAGTCGAGAACTATGTGGTTCTCATTTGCTTTAGTCATTCTAGGAGTTGTCTACGACAATTTTAGTTATGTCCAAAACATTATTGACCCCAGAATTTATGGCATTGTGCTTATTGGTGTCGGTATTTGCGTTGGTATTCTCCGTTTTATAACCTCAGAGCCATTAAAATGAACTATATCCTATATGTGTTTTTAGTTATTGTTAACCTAATTGGTACTGTTTTAACATTTCCATTAGCTTTCATTATTGGCATTTTGTATTTCACCCAAATTGGCTGGTGCAATAACGGCACAGTCTGGCAATCAGGGCCTCGCCTATTATCTTTTTTATCATGGTTTCAAACCCCCGATAACAGCCTAGACGGTGACCAAACCTTTAGGGCAGCACATAACCCTTGCTGGTGGTCTAAAGTCCAATGGCTGTGGCGTAATCCGTTTTATGGCTTTGATGTTAAATACATTGATGGTTCTACGGGAATGACTTATCAAGGCAAACTAGATTGTAATGAAACAACTGAAGGCACTATTCGGGTTCAAGGCCATAATTTGTGGCAATACAATTCTTATCACAAATTTTTTGGCAAAATGGTGTGCTTAAATTTTGGGCACAATATTCGTGCGCTTGTAGAACCCGCTTTTATTACGCCTGACCAATGGCACGACAACACCGCTTTAATTAAGAACTTTCCTGCTACCTTTGCATTTACTATAAGGTTTGTCTATTGTTTCCCTTGCCGATTGGAATGTGGATAAATATAGGGCTTGGCGTTATTGCTGCGCTGTCTATTGCTTATGGCAAGTACGAATCTGCTAAGTATGATGCGTACAAATCTAAGGTTGAGCTAGCCGCCCAACAACAAGAATTTGAGATTAAATCTAGGGAAAAACAAGCCAACCTCATTAACGAAAAGGTCAAAAATGATTACGAAAACCGCCTTGATATTATTAAGCGTACTTATGGTGGGATGCGCCTCGCCAGTACCAATCAAACAGGCACAGTTTCCCCTGCCCCCAGCAGAACTGATGGCACAGCCACCGACCCACAATTTATTACTAAATGTGCGATGACTACTCAACAGCTAGAGTCTTTACAGGCTTGGCTAAATGAGCAAATAGGTGTATTTAATGCAAAATAACTTTGATAATTGCCTAGCGCTGTTATTAAAGTCTGAAGGTGGTTATGTAAATAACCTTAAAGACCCAGGCGGCAGGACTAACCTTGGAGTTACCCAAAAAACTTGGGAAGCATGGGTAGGTAGAGAATCTTCAGAAAAAGAAATAAAGTCTTTAACCAAAGACCAAGTAGCCCCTCTTTATAAGGCTAAGTATTGGACAGCTTGTTATGGGCCACAACTTCCCCTAGGAGTCGATTATGCGGTCTTTGACGCCTCTGTAAACATGGGCGTAGGCAGAGCAGTCAAACTCCTTCAAGAAAGCCTAGGGTGCGTTCCTGACGGTCAGATTGGCCCACGCACAATTCAGCTTATAGACCAAAAAAAACCCCAAGAAGTTATCGAGGGGTTCAGTAAGCGTAAAGTTAGCTTTTATGAGTCTTTACCCACCTTTTCCACCTTTGGCAATGGCTGGCTCAAGCGAGTTGAGGATGTTAAATTTGCTGCCCTTAAAATGGTTCAGTAAGATCAACATATTTAAAGAGCTTGCGTGGAACATCAAAAAAATATTCCCCCTGTGCTACCTCAGTATTCTTTACCTCAATTAACGGGGCTGCCAAAACAAACTCTGTTTTTGTCCAAAAAGCATGAGTTAAGTCCTCAGTTAATACGAAAAATAGCGTTGGCAGATTTGCCTGAAATAATTTCTCTTTGCGTTGGGCTACATGGATGGTTTCATACTGATGCAAGTTTGGCTGACGAACTTCTACCTCAACATATCCTACTTCTTTCCCTGATCGATGAACGACTAAATCAACTGCATATTTATCGGGATGTGGCTTGGCCTGTAGACCCCACTTCATCTCAATCCACCTAGTTACTGCTTCTCTTGCAGGTGGATCGCAGATGTCGTGTAGTTCTTGATTAAATTGCTTGTATTTCATTATTAGCAAAAGCGTTCCGGTAGGTTCTCCATTTTTCTTGATACCGTAAATCTTCGCTAGGTGGCTCAAATCCAAAGCGTTTTAAAGTTTGTGCTACATCAGTTTTTGCTGCTGGTACATATGGGCGGTTTATGTCTAAGATTCGCATAGATACTCCTTTGGTGGTTCTAATGTGTATCCAAACGCATACAGAAAAGGGTTATATTTTTGTATAACTTTGCGTTTAGTTCTAAGTTGCTTTGCCTCATTAAAGGGCGCTGGAAGTGATGTCCAAGCGCTCTTAATAACTTGAAAAGGCCCGTCTTTCATTACATTCTCCGAATAATGTCCCACTTCGTTGTGCAAAGGACTTCAACAGGAATATCAGAAGAAGTATTAGCGTTGCCGATCCTGCGTTTGCCATAGATAATCATAGGCTGCATACCACCGGCTAAACATTCCTGACTAGCTTGGATCGTTTCTTGACGGCTTAAAGCCTGAACTGATGGATCAATAAACAAAGTCTGTGGCGCAGCATCAGTTGTATACCGAACTCCACCAGGGCCTCCACAAGCTGCTAAAAATGCTGATAAACCTAGAATTGCTGTTTTCATTAAAAATGCCCCCATCTTAAATAAAGCGTTATAAAAACAATTAGCGTAATAACCAATCCCATGATGCCACCTAACATGATTTCTTTCATATAGATTCTCTCACTTCATGTTCCGCAAAACTTTCCATGTATTCAAAGCTCATGGTATAAAGTTTAAGACCTAGTTTAGCCCAATCTTTTTGATTTATATAATCACGAATAATTTCTTGATTTTCAGGGCTAGATTCTGAAATTGCCTCACCTATGCGAAAAGTATCGCTGGCATCGTAACCTGGTGTTGACATTAAATAATCAACTCGCTTTTGAAATTCTTCTAATTCACTTACTTCATCTCTCATTTGATTCTCCTAGTTATCACTCCGTATCGAGTAGGTCTAATATAATTAAGATTCCTTAACTATGCAAGTAGGGATTTACCCTAATGCAAAAATACAACAATGGGGTAGGGGTAGGTAATTTGAAGGATTCGAGGGTTAACCTGATAAACCTCAAAATGGTTGGTCGGGGGTGTGACCATTACCTACCCCTATAATTTGGATTTTATACGATAAAAATGTAATAGGTGGCAAAAACATTCCCAGCCCATTGTTAGGTTTTCTTGGGAAATCTCAAATAACCTAGCTTCCTCGTTGTTTACATAGATTACCGCACAACTAGCATCAGGCATACCTAAACCCTCTCGGTAGGCTGCCAGTTGCATCTGATGTTCAAAAAATGGCGCTACATCGTTTAAATCTTTTTCAGTTGTTTTAAAATCTATAACAGCGCCTGGGAAGTTTAATAAATCGTCTGATCTGGTAAACAAATCAATTTTCCCACCATAGCCAAATTTAGTATTAGCGAATGGCTTTTCACAAATCCATTTCTTAGCCCCAAAATGAGCCGTTAAAGCGTTTTCTGCTGCTCGGCAATAGGTAGGTACTGACTCCAATAAAACCCCGTCAAAGAACGATTCTAGGATACCGTGCATATAAGTACCACGATTCATGGCTTCTTTACCTTGAGCTTTAGAATCAGTCATTACCCGATCACAATAGGATTCGTCAGACTCTCCCTCGCCTCTAGGCAAGGTCAAAGCAGCTAATAAAACTTGTTGTTGCTTCCAAATGTCTAGTCCTGGCTTGGCAGCGCAATTAAGAACTGTTGTAACACTTGGCAATAAATTGAGTTTCTTGGCATCTCGCAAGGTTGTGTTTCTTAACCCTGTTTTGCCTTCTATTTGGTAAGCTGGTTCTCCAGCCGTTGTATACCAATGGCCTGATTCTGCTATTATTTTCATAACGCCCCCGTTAATTTACTAATTTTAGGATTTCTTCCCTGTTGAGTGGATCATCCACCATATCTGCACAAACATGGACAATCCCCTTAATGACACTAGCTAAATCTTCCGGTGCAAAACTGATCATAGGTACAAGCTCGTCATAGCCTCGCTCCTGATAAGTCTTTTCAGTATATTTAACTTCGATAATGTCTTTAATTTGATTGTCCATAGTTTTAAAATGGGACGGTGTCGTCCTCAATCTCATTTAACGGCTTGGAATTTTGCATTTCTGCACTCTTTTTAATTAAATCCTGTACCCAAGGCCAAAGCTCTGAAAACTCCTTTTGGTTATATTTGTTTAAATCAAACATAACGCAAGGGTTTACCCCCGTTGGAAATTCTTTAAGCTGACTAGGTATCTGACTAAGTCCTGAAATGTTAGGATAGGTCTTGCCTTTGTATTCGTTATGAATAACATTGACCATAGCCCATTTATCTAACAATTTTGATAAATCAAACGATTTTAGTTCTTCAGCAGTCAGTTTCTTGCCACGCCAAGCCTCTAAATCGCCCCGTAGAGTGCCTTTTTCATGCAGACTTAGGGTATATCGTTTGTTTACGACTAATGGCTTGCCATCGATTAATAATGGCCCATTGGAATCTTCCCCATGTAGCTCAAAAGTAACCATGATCTTATGCTGTTGTTTGGCAACACCTTCCCATTCCGTAGTCTGAGTGCCTAGATCAATGATTGAAAACAACCGACCAAGATAGTTGCCTGCATCGGGTTTTCTAAATTCTTTATTTTCCATAGTGTTTTCGCTAATAATCATTTTTTTCCTTTGGTTTTCCACAAGCTGCACGAATCACAGCTATATCTTCAGGTGTTGCATAATCATGCTCAATGTTCTCAAGCGCTTCTTCTAGTCTTTCTTCAAACTCATTCATTACTTCTGCCATTTCATCCATATTGCTCTCCTGTTATCACCGAGTATTCGGTAAAACCATAGTAAAGTAAAATTAACTACTTTGCAAGAACTATTGCAAAATAACCACATACAAGTTAAGATGGCTATTATGAAGCTCAAAATCACCGATTCTAACTTAATTGATCTGCTTGGCGGAACTAACCAAGTATCTAGAATGGTCGGTACTAGCCCTGCGGCTGTAGCCCAATGGAAAAACAACGGTATTCCAGCAGGACAATTGGTCGTATTGGGCGCTAGATTAGAGAAAGTCAGCGCTGGTTTAGTTACCCGCCAAGATTTATTTCCGACTACTTGGCATCTTATTTGGCCTGAACTATTGCCTAAACCAAATTTGTGTTTATAATTGTTGATGTCAGGGTTGGCGCTTTGACAGGCTCTATTCACATGGGCTGGTATGACAAATTTAGTATCAATGTCACCGCCAACCCCATCAGCCCAGTTGAATGGAGCTTGACTTAGCCCGCACTCAGTCGTGTTGCTGCGGTAAAAGCCGTAGACCTCCAGAAGCAAATTACAGACCTATGCAGATTGATGTGTATAGATTCTGAACCGCCCTGATACCGTAAGGTAAGGGAAACGGGGTAGCCTTGGTAATGACAGACCTGGACAAGCAAAAGTACCCTTCATCAATTTATGACCTGATTCCGAAACATCCGAACTCGTATAATTCACCTATCTTCGGATAGGGAAATTACGCCCAAAAATCCTCACAAACCGATTCGTATACGGGAAAAACAACACCTAGGGTAAACACCTATTAAGATATGTTGATTATTGTATTAATCTATGGTTTTAAACAGGGGGATTTATGAAACATTTAATACTTGCAGTAGTTTTAATACCACAGTTAGTTTTTGGTCAAACTTATATTATGACTAATCCACAAGGATATAACACCGGTAGTATTCAAGTTCAAGGTAATCAAGCTACATTTGTTAATCCTATGGGCTATGTAACTCAAAATGCCACGATCTATCCTAATCAGATTGTATTTAGTACGCCTAATGGTGTTGTTACTAATGTGATTGGAACTACAGGTTATACAGTTCCATCTTCCCCACAAAGTCCTCCAAGTCCTAGAACTTTACAATGAACAATGAACCAGTAGGAGTTGTATGCGAGTTTGAAGGCATTTTAGTTGGTACTTTGTTTGAGCAATTACCTGACGGCACAAAACTCTACACCCATCCAGTAAAAGAACTAACAGATGAGGAAATAATACAAACTTATGCTGATATTAACGGCAAAGGAATTGTAGAGTTTGCTAAAGCAATACTAAGAAAGGCACAAGAGAAATGAACGCAAATAAACTAGCCGACGACTTGGACAACGCCAACGGCTTTCAATATATCGCTCAATTAGGGCTAGCATCTCAAGCCGCCACTATGTTACGCCAACAAGAAGCCGAAATCGAGTCGCTAAAACTACAATTACACACTACGCTAACAAATCGAAACTTAGAAAAACCAGCAGTTGAGGATGTTATGGCAAAGAATTGCACCTGTTACAAATTAGGCTATAGTCTATTAAACGATTACGCATTAGTAAAGCAAAAATGACTACTTGGACAACCGAAGATAGAAAAAGCGCTGAAAGCTATACGGTAAATGTTCCTGACTATCTATCTGACTATAAAATTCGGTTGATTATTGATAAAGCAATGGAAGCGCCAGAACCTGAAAAGGAAATAAAAAAATTATGTTTGAAGATTTTTGGAAGCTATACCCTCGGAAGGTGGGTAAGAAAATGGCAAGAACGGCTTGGGCTAAACTTACCGGTAAACAAAAAGTGGATGCGTTAGCCGCTATAAACAATTATGTTAAGTATTGGCAGCTTAAAGAAACTGATCTAGACTTTATTCCTCACGCTTCAACTTGGTTAAATCAAGAGCGTTTTGAAGATGAGATTGATCTAACAGTTAAAAATGAAAGACCAAAACTTCCTTGGTATAGTAGCGATCAATTAACAATGGAACATGGACAAAAACTTGGAATTGCAGCAAGACCAGGCGAATCAATGCAGCAATATAGAGCTAGACTTGCATCGGTGTGGAGTCCGATTTCTGTGTAGTTTACGACACAAAAAAGGGCTAAACTGGTGGCGTTTATACATTGCTAAACATAAACTACCAGAACAGCAGTTAATAGATTACAAAGAACAATGGTTATTAGGAAATAGGGGGGAGTGGGGAATATGGCTCAATGGCTCATCTGGACAGTCGGACTTGTTTACTTGATCGTAGCAGTAGACTTGTTTAATAAAGGTAATGTTGGTCTAGGCTTATCATTCATAGGTTATTTTATAGGCAATATTGGCCTTGGAATGGCGGCTAAATGAACAAAGTCTATTTTGGTGATTGTCGAGATTCCATGCGCCAAATGGCTAAAGACGGCATAAAAGTGCAAACTTGCATAACAAGTCCACCTTATTATGGTCTTAGAGATTATGGAGTTGATGGTCAAATAGGAAATGAACAAACCCCAAAAGAATTTATTGATAATCTTGTAGAAGTATTTGCTTGTGTTTGGGACATTCTTAAAGATGACGGAACTCTTTGGGTAAACCTTGGTGACAGTTATTACAACTATAGACCTGGTAAGGGTCAAAGAGTTGTAGCTAATTCTATTGCAAGCCAAAAAGCATCTGAATTTGAGCATAGCGCCAAAAGGGGAAACAAACTTGAAGGTTATAAAGAAAAAGACCTTATGGGTATGCCTTGGAGATTAGCTTTTGCTTTGCAAGACTTTGGATGGTATTTGCGGCAAGACATTATTTGGAATAAACCAAACCCTATGCCTGAATCAGTAAAAGATAGATGCACTAAAAGTCATGAATACATATTTTTATTAACAAAAAACTCTAAATATTATTTTGATTCTGATGCCATCAAAGAAAAAGCTCATACGACAGATGAATCAAATAGAGATAGAGACAACAGCCGCTTAAACAATACACCTGGCAGAAGTCGTATGGCTGGTTTAAAAACCAATCATTACGAAATGAAAAACAAACGTTCTGTATGGACTATTAATACAAAACCTTATTCAGGCGCACATTTTGCTGTATATCCTGAAGAATTAGTTGAACCTTGTGTAATGGCAGGCAGTTGTGTTGGAGATATAGTTTTTGATCCCTTTTTTGGTAGTGGAACAACTGGGGCTGTTGCTCAAAAATTAGGCAGGCAATATATAGGATGTGAACTTAACCAAGGTTATGAACAATTACAAAAAGACAGGCTTCAACAAACTGCTATGGGGTTAATATGAACGATTACGATCCAAATGAAGCAATAAACTTTATATTTAAGACTGCGCCTGCCTACGCTAAAGCCAAAGGTGAACTTGCCCAGCTTGAAGTTTACAAGTCATCTTTGAAAGCCATAATGATGAAAAAGTCAAGCGAGCAAACTATTGGCGCACAGGAAAGAGAAGCGTATGCTAGTTCCGAATATCAAGATTTATGTAAGG